GGTTCATCTTCTGATTCAGAGTCAGATGATGATTCATCTACAACATTCACTTTTTCTTCAGTATCAGATTCTTCTTCTAAAAGTACAGGTACAGGTACTGATTTGGCGCTAGTTGTTTTTGTAGGTATAGATGTAGTTTGTGGTTCTTGGGCTACTTGATTTGTTACTTTTGTAGTTTGTTGTTCTTGGGCTACTTGATTTGTTACTTTTTTAGTTTGTGGTTTTTTAACAAATACATTTGTTACTTTATCAGCAACTCCAGGAATTTTCATTTTAAGCTTATTATATTCTAATCCACTTGCATCTAACCAATCAATAAAATCTTTCATTTGTTCTGTATCATCATCAGAATTATTAAAAGTAAGAACAAGGTTTTCAGAATCTTCTCTATCAAATTGAATAAGCATTAGTTATTATAAGTTATATTAACTAATATAACTTTAAATAATTTTATTTTTCTATATTAATATAGAAAATAATAAATGGAAATAAAAGATATTTTTGGAAAACCAGGAGAAGGCATACATGCAGATAGAATTGGAACAATTGCTTCTGCGGATTTATTTTTAACAGTAATTGCTTCTGTTTTAATTACTGTTTTTCTTGATAAACCATTTTTATATGTATTTGGAATTTTATTTATTGGAGGTCAAGTTTTACATTTGGTATTTGGTGTAGAAACAGCATTTATTAAAATGTTAGATAAACCCCGTATTACTGATATAATTGTATCTTTTATTATTGGTCTTATAATTGGTATAGGATGTGGATATCCTCCATTTACAACAGGAGTAATTACTGTAATTTTAAGTTTAGGATTTAATAAACTTGTGTTTAATAAAATTATTAAAAAAATTACTGAATTTATTATGTCTAGTTAAATTAATAATGATAGATACAAATAAAGATTTAAATCTAGATTTAACTAATATTCATGTTACAATGACAACTCAACAAATAATAGATTTACCAAAGACAAATAAAAAAAATGAAGAAAATGAAGAAAATAAAGAAAATAAAGAAAAAAACCCTGCACAAATCTATAAATTAAAATACTTAAAAGCAAAAAAATTATATTATAATATAAAATGAAATTTGGTTTAATTTTAGCAGGAGGATTAGGAAAGAGAATGGAATCATCTATTCCAAAAGTGCTACATCAAATTCAATCTAAACCTATGATATGTTGGGTTATTGAAAAAGCATTTGCATCTAATTGTGAACAAATAGGAATTATTGTTGGTAAATACAAAGAACAAATATCTCAAGTTGTTACCCAATGGTTTCCTAATAATAAACAGATTGTTTGGATAGATCAGGATGAACCATTAGGTACAGGTCATGCAGTAAAATGTGCATTAGATTGGATGGGTGCAAATTTATCACCTGATACTGATGTACTTATTTTATCTGGAGATGTACCATTAATTTCAAATGAAACACTTGATAATTTAGGATCAAAACCAAATAGTTTGTTAGTAACAATGTTGTCAAATCCTTATGGTTATGGTAGAGTTTGGATTGATACACAAACTAATTATCCAAAACAAATAATAGAAGAAAAAGATTGTAATTTAGAACAAAAAAATATTAAATTAGTAAATTGTGGAATTTATTGGATGAAATTGTTAGTATTACAAGAAACTATCCCTCAAATAAACTCATCAAATGCATCTAATGAATATTATTTAACAGACATAATAAAATTAGCTTATGAATTAGGACATCAATTAGCCTACTATGAGTTACCACAAGCTAGATCAATTGAAATTGCAAATATTAATACAAAACAAGATTTAGATATACTAGAAGCTCAACTTAAGAATTAGCAACTGATTCTTCTAAATAATTATCAATTGATAGTAAATTTTCTAGCTTATGAAGTAGATTTCCATCTAGTTCAGCTGTAGTTTCATCATCTTCATCCTCATCGTAGATAATATTAGGATTAGATCTAATAGGGTTATCAAAGTTTTCAATAATTAGTCTTGTTACTTTATCTAGTTCTTTAAAGGATTTAATCTGTGTGGTACCTAATACAACTTCCATTTGATCTACAGTATCATTTAGAACTAGATTAAGTACTTGAATAACATCTGTCATTATTTGTGGATTTTTACCCTGACTAATCCAATCAATATAGCCATCTTTTTTACCTAACTTGATTTTAATCCAATAGAGTATTTTATAAATTTGTACAGTTAGTATCGAATGATGCAATTTATTAGCTTCAAAATATGTATCTAATTTTTCTAGTTCAGATCTATATGTGTCCATTGTTATTAAATAATTTTGTTTATTTATCACATAAACAAATTTATTAAAAACTCAATTTTTTTTACAAATAATTTCATCCAAACAGTCTTGGACTATTTTAACTTCTTGATCTGACCAGTACTTTATTCCATCTTTAAATCTTAGTCCAATAACTTTGTTATCATTAATACAAAATCTAAGTTGTCTTGAATCATGATATTTAATTATAGAATTTAAAAAAGTTCCATAGTCTTGGACTGCCCATTTGGTGCCTTTTAATGGTAAATTAAATCCAGATTCATAAGAATAATCAATAGATAAATTAGGCAGAGTCTGTTTTAATTCTTGAACAACTTGGTATGCAATTTGCTCACGAATAGATGCATCAAAAGAGTTTGATAATATAAAATCAGGCATATAATTAATTTATATAATTATCTGAGATTATAATCTCAGATAATAGATAAAACAATTTTTTAGACAAATTTAGGTTTAATATATTTGGTTATTCCACATGTTGTCTCACAATAACATTCAATATCTGTTTTACTATATTTTCTTTTACGTATCAGACTAGACCAACAAGGTTCACAGTAAACAGGTGATAAACAGTTAGCATCAATAATTACAGGCATGGAATTACAACCAGTTGTTTTACATTTGTATCCTAATGTAAGATTAAGTTCTCTAATTGATGTAATTTCTTGACGACAAACAGGACATTTGTTATCTGGACAAATTCCATATGTAAAATTAGTATCAATATTAAGAGTTGATATAGACTCTGAACCAATACATCTATCTACATTATTAACACCCACAGATATTTTTTTATAACAATCAATACATGTGACAATATGTGAACAACTAAAAAGAACTTGTCTTGGAGCTCCCATGCATATACAACATATAGTATTATCTTCAGATGATTCTAAACACCCATCATTTTGTGTCATATTTGAAACAATACGAACAGATGTTTGTTGAGTTAAAGTTCTGCAAGTTTGAGTTGATATATCTCGAGCTAAATCACCCATACTAAATTGTCTCATATAGTTAAAATGTAAATCACCAAAAGTTTGAATAGATTTATACAAACATTTGATTTGACTTATTATAGATGATAACTTGATATACTCTTGGGACTGTTGGGAATCTGTAGCTTCAATATCTAAAACTTTTTGATTATATTCTGGACTTGAAATCCAGGAATTGAGCTCTCGAATGTATTCTTTTTTAACAGATTCTGATACACACATTGATATTTTTTTAAGTGCATTAATTAGTAATATATTTTGATTTATAATCCAAATATATTCTGCACTAGTAGTTTTTAATCCGATTATTCCACTTTTTTTATTAGATTGATCTGTAATAATAATTTGAATTTGTTCAAGTGATTTTAAATTTGAATCCATAGACTTAAATTCAAATTTAAAATCACTAAACTGTTCTAATTTATCAATTGTAAATGTATATTTTGTATATGGGCTTGAATGAATTTCTTCAGATTCTTGGGAATGATTATTACTATTAAAAACAGAATCCAAAGGTAGATTTTTAACAGTATCATCAATATCTAAATCTTGTAAATTAAATGGATCTTCATCTTGATTTTTTAGATCTATTTCTAAAAAATCATTTAATTGTCTATTTGAAATAAATTGATCCATAGATCCACTTATATCAATAATAAAAGCTAAATCCATATTTTCAACTGGGGCACAAGATATTCTAGAATTAGGTTTTATATTTAAAATATTATTTTCTCCTGATGCCAATATATCTATCTCAAAAATAGTATCTTTTTCTAAACTACTTACATCCATACTATTTAGTGGACTTTGATGAGTACAAACTTCACTAGATAATTTTATTTGACTAGGTACAATTATATCAACTTGTATCCCAGAGTCAATTTGATTTAAACTAGAAAAAATAGAACCAATTAATATTTCTTCTATTTCTTTTTGATTGGATCCAATTAAAAAATTAGTACCAATCCATTTAAGAAGTTCAGAATCATTATCAGACCCAACTCCAACTGAATAAGTAATTTGTTTTGAAAATTTAGCATCTAATATATCATTTCTATTTCCAGAATGTTCCCCATCTGAAAGAAAAACAGATATTGTGTTTGGTGTTTTAACATACTCAAATGCTTCTATTGCAGAAATAAAATTTGTTTCACCATTGGGATGTATATCCAATTTATTGAAAAAACTTGAACAAACAACATGTTTAAAATTTTTACTATCTAATTCTAGTCTTGAATCCATTGTATAAACAGTTGCCGAGTCATTAAATGTGATAATAGATAGATTTATTGAAGAGCCAGTAGAGTTTTTTAATTCAACAAGTTTAATAATTTCACGTAAAGCTTTTCTAACAATAGATATTCTAGAAATATTTGGTAGAGAAGTTCTATTAGTTGGAGGAGTATCAATAGCTGAAGCTTGTCTTTGTAACATTGTTAATATTATTTATATTAATTTATTACTTTGATTACTAAGTATATATTTTTTCAATTTTTATTTTTTCTTTTTACTAATACCTTGTACTTTACCTAAAGATCCTAAAGGATTTAAACTAGATAAATTAAATATATTACCTCCTAATGTAATTGCAATTAATATAATAGAAATTACAATTATAATTGATAAATTTGTAAACCCAATTGTTACTAACATATAATAATAAAACATATAAAAAATTTTATATGCTTATGTTATAATGATACAAATATTT